TCCTTCAGCAACTGTGCATTGCATCATTCGGCTCATCTTAAAGTAAGAGTCTCCTTCGTCTCCGAATTGTGCGCCAAACTCTCTATCAAACTGAGCCTTACTCATTGTCGCTTTTGCTTGATTTAAAAGATTTTGATCGTAAAGTTCTGGAGGAGCCAAATCATAAGATAACTGAAAAACAGATCTATAAGCAGAAGATGATCCAACCTCTTCTCCAGTATTATGCTTTTGAGAATCATGTTGACCTAAAATAAGATCAATAAACTGCTTATAAAGTTTATACATGTATTCGAATTTAAAAGAAGGGGAAGATAGCAAAATCAATTTATTGTTTGGCCAAGCAAACCTCTCTTCTTCTGTCATTTTACCTTGAGCAATAAGCCTTGTTTCAAGATCCCTAAGTTCTTTTCTTTCTGTTGGATTTTCAATAACACCCAAGAACGGCATGATAACTTCGTTAAAGATCTTCTCTGGCATTGTTAAAAACTCATCAATAACAATTCTATTAAATCTAAAACCACGAAGCCTTTCTCCGTTAGCGAGAGGTAGAGCAATTGCCCTGCTTCTTCCAATTTTTAAAGTCCACTGATCGGTTCCCTTTTGGATCAAGTTTTTTGAACAGATACAGTCCATTGCTAATTTTGAAGCAGGTTTTGCAAGAATGTCTTCGATTTTGGTAAAAATCATTTTAGACTGTCTAAAGGTTCCAGCCAAAACTCCAATGTTACATCCTTGATTAAACATCAACTCTAAAATCAAATAAATGGCAGTTGAAAATGTTTTAGACATACCACGCGCTAAAACGTGCATCGTATAATCTGAAACAAATAGAGCTTTAATTAAAATAGCTTGAAAAGGAAAAAGCTTAATCCCAAGAAAGAACTCTGTTGCAAACGTTATATTGTTTCTCAAAAAACGATACAGCAATACAGAAGCCTCGTCCTGCTCAAGCCATCCTTCTGTTTCTAAAATTTCTGAATTAACAACACCTGCTGAATAATCCAATCTTTTTCCTTGTTTACCTTTGTCCCACATATTTTTTATCTAAGTAAAATTGTAAATCGCACCTATGCATTTGTTTTCCAAAATAAAGAATTCTTTGAGTTATATCCTTTGCATCTTCTTTGTCTTTACAGAATACAAATTGTATTGTCTCTGGATAAGTTAAACAAAGTTTTCTAACATTAGAAAAAGCAAAAGACAAATTGGTTTGATACTTGAATTGAAGATTTTGACGAATAATTTCTGCAAAAGTTCCTTCGACAACAACAAACAGAAAGCTGTTAAAACTCTTTGTTCTTTCAACCTCCTTTTTAAATCTTTCAAAACCAATCCCAAAGGTTCCTTTAAAATCATTTATAGACTTTCTATCTATAAAGGTAGAACTATAAAAATCTCCACCAGCACAATAATCTCCACAATCAAGCTTGTTTATTAATTGGTTTTTAAAATCAAAAGGCTTTTGTTCGCGAGTATCTACATGAATCTCTATTTTATCTAATTCTTCTTTAGAAACTTCCCAAAAACCTTCTGGCAGAGTTTGGTTATAAAAGTATTCAACTTTTAATTCCTTTGCTAGATTTTCTGCTGATTGAAAGAATCTTTCACAAGTAATTAGTCCAGCCCTTTTCTTGGTAATGAAATAATTTTGAGAAGGCAAGAAGGAAAACTTATATCTTGCTTTGTCAGCCTTCAGTTCATGAAGAATAACTTCCTTACCTTCTTTTGTTGAGCATCCTTTTAAGAACTTATTTCTATTGACTAATGAATTAAAACATTCTCCCTTATATTGTTGGGGATTATTGAAATTAATTAAAGAACCATCAAGCCTATCTCTATTTGGAAAATTTCTTTGGTAATACGCAGCAATTCCTCCATGTTTATTCACATGGATATGTAAGCCAGCTTCTTTTGTAAAAGACGCTCCACATTCTGCGCATTTATAATTCATAGAATTTCATACCTACTAATACCAAAGACTCTACCCTTTAATTCATCAACAGATTCAAGCCTATCTATTTCTTCAGCAATGAGTTTGTTTTGCATTTCGGCCATCATTACCATTTTCTTCCTGTCTTCGTAACTTTGAAAGACTTCAACAATGGAAAGGAAATTGATAGTAGCGTCTCCCTTCTTTTCTAATCTTTTGGCCCTATCTCCGTTTAGTTTATTAATCAAGGAGTCGATTCTTTTCTCACACTTGTCTAGTTCATCAGATGTTGCCTTGAGATGCTCTGTTAATCTCATGGTAAGATCTTCTGCTGAAAGTTCTTCACTCTCAAGCATGTTATTAAATTGATCTAATCTCTTTTGGATTTTTGCTTTTCTTACATAATTTGAGCAAACCATCATGTAAAGATTCAACTCATCTGTGGTTAAATCATCTTTACTCCAAACAGAACGAACAAATTCTGATTCAAATAACTCCCTATCTCCTTGAGTTTTATAAGAATTAATTTCAGAATCAAGCTTATAGCTTCTATAATATTTAAGAAGAGATTCTATGCATTTTTTTGTTTTCATAGTAATCTGCTTGGGATCTTCTGGAATATTTTCACCCGTCCATTTATTAATCCTTCTTATTGCAGAAAGCATAGATTTTGGGCTATGCCATTTTGTATCAACAGATAGTTCTGTTTCATCTACAATATCATTCCTATTCTTATAAAGGAATTCTTGAACGGCCCTATGTTCTGCCGATAAAGGTTTTATCTGATCATCATTTAAAACAAGCTTTGCTATCTCAAAAGCCGTCATAGATGAGTTGATTCTATCCCCCATCATGAACTGAAGTTGCTGATCAGTAAAATTAACAAACTTCTTTTTTTCACTCTTTGTTGTATTATACTGTCTACCTTGTTCAGCAAGGAAAGATCTTATAGCCCTTCCTTCTTTACTTCTTCCATCCAAAGCATCATCATCAAAAACAATTTGTGTTATAATATTAAGATCTGGCGTAATCTTAAATTGATCCAAAATTTTTTGTTTCTGTTCCTGAGATAGTTTCATTGAATTATATCGTTTTCCATGATGATCTTTTTGGCCATTTCATAGAATTTCTTTTTGATATTATTAATTTGTTTATAACGGCTGGATTTGCGTTCTGAAGTTGGATCTTTTTTAAACTTCATCTTCTTTGCTACATATTCTTCGTCAAAACCTTCAATATATAAAAGCTTATACACTTCTCTATGTCTATCGTTAGATAACTCATCAAGCATCTTTGCGTGAATCTCTTCAATCTTTACCTCATAGTCGAGAAAGCTACCTTCTTTTAAATAATTAATAAAATCATTATCATCAATGCTAACTGGAATTTTTACATCATAAGCATTCTTCTTTCCCTTCAACCATTTCAAATATAATTTACAAGAAGAGTCTTGTTTTGAAGATTTGTTTTTTGAACAACCTTCTCCACCAATGTTAAATTCACACTTCAAACAGGGCTTGGCAAAATTTGCGTAGTTGTTTCTGACTAAGTTATATATTTGATTTGATATAACGCTACTGCACCAAGGCTTGAAAGAACGGGTTTGATCCCAAAGCTTCCATTTGTTAAAAATATGAACTCTTATAATCTGACAAACGTCATCGTAATCCATCCAAGCAATGGCATCCAATTGCCACTTAACTCTATTACGTTTCAGTAAATCATTGATTTCTTCAAATTTGTCTTCAAATGTATAATTCATTCCCCAATAGTGGTTGAAGATTTAATTCTGCTGCATTCCTGTTGCATCTTGCGAATTATCTCTTCGCCACTTAAAGAGTCTTCTCCTCTCGCACCTTGTCTAGATGCCCTAGCAGATTCATGCGAGGGAGGAGTCAGATCTCCAATGGTCATCCTATGGTTCTTGTCTACATCGGCTTTAAAAATATTTTTGCGCTTCAAACTTTGCACATCAATATGCTCAACGGCGTCTTCGTCATCGTCCTCGTCTTCCTCTTCGTAACGGGTTGAAGCCTTGGAAACAGCAGATGCTGCTCTATTAAATGGAGAACCGCAGCTTGGGCAAAATTTTGGCTTTGATACACTAAACTCTGCTTTCCCTCCACATTTAATACAATATTCGGTATTCATGATTAATAAAGTTTTTACTACTAATTATAGTAATAAATTCTTTAAAAATCAATTATTAATATTCTCTATCTTCTCCAAGATGTAGGCGACAACAGGATCTCTCATGATGTCTTCCTTCTCAAAACGAAGACTATGAATTCCGTGAGAACTCGCCTCTTCTGTTTGAAAGGTCTTGCATATTTTAGAAAAGCCTGTATTTCTGATATCGCTTTGGAATTCATCGCCGCATATAAATATTTTTGTGTTGGAATTGATTCTAGTAAGAATCGTTGTTAATTCTTGAATTGTGGCATTTTGCATTTCATCTGCTATGACAATTTGATTTTTCCAATCCTGCCCACGAATAAAGTTAATAGGCGCGGCATTAAGGGCTTTGTTGTCTACAAGAAGGGAGGTTTCCTTCTCATTTAGAATTTCCCCGATTTTATCCACAAGGGGTCTCATGTATGGATCGAACTTCTCATCAAGAGAACCCTTAAGGAACCCTAAGCTTTTTTGGGAGGATTCAACTACCGTTCTTAAGTAGTTTATCTTGATGTTTTTAGAATCTTCGTTAAAAAGATGAAGGGCGGCATATACTGCTAAAAAGGTTTTTGATGTTCCCGCTGGTCCGCTAAGGAAAACTATTTTTGTTTCCCTTTGGGTCATTATTTTAAAGAATTGTTGTTGTTTGGGGGTCAGTTCGATGTTGCCCAAGAGCAACCCTGTCTTAAAGTTCTTTTTACTTGACATCATGGTAATTTACACTGTTTCTTTTTGGAAAAGAAGGAAGGTTATTGTTTTATTTTTGTGCCGAAATCGTTATAATAAAGTGTAGGACTTATTATGACCTTTCTTTATGAGATAAAAGATTATCCAACTGGCTTTTTTCAAGTAATAACGCCAGAGAGCGATATAACTGGAGAAATCATTCATATAAATAAAGAAGGCCAAGTTCGATTCATCGGCGCAGATCGCGATTCTTGCGACTATCTTACCTATAAGAATACGCTTACCGACTTCTCTGAATTCCATAGAATAGAATAAAGATAGGGTTGCTTATAGATAGTATGACATGGAATAATATGAAAAGCCAAAAAATGGTGAAATTGGTAGTGTGGACCACCCCCCCGCTGTTCAAGTGAACACCTGTTCGTTCGAATATTTTAATTAACCCCACCCCCTTTGGGTGTTCAAGTGAACACGGCGCAATCGCGGTTGGCTTGGTCAAAAGAAAATGCATAAAAGGATTTGCGTATCACGTTCCATGTGGTATACTAGGACATGAACGAAAAAGAATTCTCTAACTGGACTAAGAACAAAGAAAACGAATTCGCTTGGCTGAATTCGGAAGCTACTAAGCTTGGCTACGCGGAAGGTATGCGTATGAATCATGAAGAAGAAGAAAAGGGAAATCCCTTTGCCGCTTCTTCCCTTGAATGGCATCTTTTCGAAGATGGCAAAGGTTCCGCCCTTAACGATTTCTAATAGAAAAGGGGAGGCGAAAGCCTCCCCTTTAAATAATCGAAAGAAAAAGAGAAAAAGGATTTGCGTATCAGGCGAAAATAGACTACATTACTACATGAAAGAAAACAACCAACTCCAGAAACTGAAAGACGAATTGAAAAAGCTTGATACCTATATCAGCTACATGGAAGATCGCCAAGGTTTCTGTGAAAGAAAATACAAGGAACAGTTTTGGAATCTTAAGAAAAAGATCGAAGAAACAATTGGAAAATAATCGAAAGAAAAAGCACAAAAGAAGTTGCGTATCACCTTTAATGTGGTAAATTAAAACATGAAAAAGAACCTTCAACTTGGCCAGATCGAAACCTTCGCACCTTCCACCCGCACCCTTCCCCGCACGGGTGAGGTTGTCAATACCTTCAAACAAGTTCCTAATGGAACGGAGGGAGAGGGCGTCAAGCTTTATCAATGGGTTGTAAACTCTCTCACTGGAGAGTCTGTCATCCTCCTTCCAATCGAAAAAGCGAAAGCTTTCATCGCCTAAAGGGAAAGGGGAAGCGAAAGCTTCCCCTTTAAATAATCAAAAAAGAAATTGCTTCTTCTCCATTTTTCGCCTATAATCTAGTCATGATCAAAGAAATCCTTTACTTCGCTTTTCACGCCCTTCTTTCCTATGCTGTCATCATCGCGATTGCGGCCTTTGCCCATGCTGTTTGCCATTGAAAGAAAAGAGAGAAAAGAATTTGCATCTTCTCCATTTTTCGCCTATAGTTAACCATGAACGAAAAACTTCAATACACTCTCGCCTACGGCTTCTACATCATTGGCCTCATTTTTGCCACCATTGCAATGGTTGGAATCTTTTCTTAATCAACAAAAAAAAGGTTGCATCTTACCCTTTTACCCTTATCTTACTACATGAAAGAACAAATCAAACAAGCAATCGAAGACAACAAGGAACTCTTCCTTCTCTTCAAAGGACAGGCGGTTATCCTTCTCAATACCGTAGGTGAAGACCACGTTCTCGTTTCCTTCGATGACGGTGATGAAAAGGTGATTCCCCTTGTTCAAATAGATGGAATCATCTAACGAAAGGAAAGGGGGAAGCGAAAGCTTCCCCTTTAAATGATCGAAAGAAAAGAGAGAAAGAATTTGCCAATCGAAAAGAAATAAGCTATACTAGGACATGAACGAAAAACAAATCCACAAATCATCTGCTGAAATCTGGGAAATGAACCGTCTCAAATGGGACAGAAGAAAGGCGCGTTGGGACGCTTGGAAGAAAGAGCAAGCCGAAAAGAAAGCTGCTAAGTAATCGAAAGGGAAAGAGAAAGGGGAGGCGAAAGCCTCCCCTTTTTTTTAGTTAGCACAAACCGCTTATAGTGTTCATTTGAACACGCCGCATTTACACCAGTGTTCAATTGAACACCTTTTTCCCCATTAAAAGGGTTTCGTAAGTCGTTCAACATCAATGACTTACGCATGAGCTTTTCGCGTGAAAATCGTCGTAAGTCGTTCAATATCAACGAGTTATGCGCGAAGCGCCCCGGTTTCGTCGTAACTCGTTGTGTTTCAACGAGTTACAAAGGAAAGCCTCAAAGGGCTTTTTAGGCCGCAATCGCGCCAGTGTTCAAATGAACAACACACAGCTTTTTTTAGTTAGCGCAAAACGTTTAAGGTGTTCAATTGAACATGACGCAATCGTGCCATGCAAAAAAAGAGATAAAAGAGAGAAAAGAATTTGCGCATTAGGCTAAATCTGGTATAGTTAAAACATGAAAGAAAAAAGCGGATATGTGATGGCCCTTGAAAAAGGAATTGAAGCGTGGACTGAATTCCTTGGTGGCCGTTTGGTTTTTCGAGTCAAGCGTGAGGGAAAGATTCACACTTTCTCTAGTGATTCTTCCCTTGGAAAATGGGTTGTTTCTCTTTAAAAAAGCCCTTGCTTTTAATCGTTTTACCTTTATCTTTCTACATGAACAAAGAATACTACGAAAAGAAACTCTATACGGAATTCGTGCGAACCTTCCCTAATGAAGAGGGAAACTGGCAGATTGTCAGCACAGGGGAAATAGTGACTGCCATTGAAGATGAAGACATTCAAGGTTTCCCAATTATGCTTGTTGAAACCTGCGAAGGGGAGCGTTTGTTACATGTTGATTTCAACAACGAAATCTTTGTGAAGCTTGATAAAAACAATAATCCTCTTGTCTGAAAGAAAAACACAAAAGCCCTTGCTTTTAATCCTTTTACCCTTACATTAGAACATGAACAAAATGAATCAATTCTGGAGCCTTGGAAAAACCTTTAAGAAAAGCGGAATGAAATACCGCGATCTGATCAACGAAAGCGGAAACGTTTTCATGACGCTGAAAGCAAAAAATGCCCTTTGGGTGGTGGACGGTTACAATGCCCGTCTTCGAAACAAGATCGAAAGGGAAGACCTTGAGAGGCAAGAGGCTGAGAGGGAAAACCTCGCCTATGGCGAGGCGGTCATGACCGCAATGGATGTCTGGTAAATCGAAAAAATAACAAAGGAAAAAGGGGAGGCGAAAGCCTCCTCTTTTTTTTAGTTAGCGCAAAATGGTTTTGGTGTTCATT